AGTGCTATTGCTTCTGGTGCTGACTATGTGCGCAAGCACTGGGAAATGAAGATGGAAGACGATGATGTCACGGAGTCCAACTCAGAGCGCTGGGAAGTGCTAGAGTTCTGGGGTTTTGTTGACGTAGAGCTTCTTGAAGAACACGGTGTTAAGGTTCCTAGAGAGCTTGATGGTCTGTTCGAAGTAAACGCTAATATCTGGACAGTAAACGGTAAGATCATTCGTTGTGTACTCAACCCGTTCAAGCCTGCACGTATTCCTTACTACGCTTCTCCTTATGAGCATAACCCGTACTCCTTCTTTGGTGTAGGTATTGCGGAGAACATGGACGATACACAGACCTTGATGAACGGCTTTATGCGTATGGCTGTTGACAACGCTGTATTGTCTGGTAACCTTCTTATTGAGATTGATGAGACTAACCTTGTGCCAGGACAGGACTTGTCTGTACATCCAGGCAAGGTGTTCCGCAGGCAGGGGGGCGCTCCGGGTCAGGCTATCTTCGGTACTAAGTTCCCGAATGTAGCACAAGAGAACATGCAACTCTTTGATAAGGCTAGGGTTTTAGCTGATGAGTCTACTGGATTCCCTTCTTTCGCTCATGGTCAGACTGGTGTCAGTGGGGTTGGTCGTACAGCTAGTGGCATTAGTATGCTTATGTCTGCTGCTAACGGTAGCATTCGTAGTGTGGTTAAGAACGTAGATGATTACCTTCTTGCTCCACTAGGACGTGCCTTCTTTGCTTTCAACATGCAGTTCGACTTTGATGAGTCTATTCGTGGTGACTTGGAAGTTATTGCTAATGGTACAGAAAGCTTGATGGCTAACGAGGTTCGCTCCCAGCGCCTCATGCAGTTCCTACAGGTTGCGTCTAATCCAATGCTAGCTCCTTTCGCTAAGATGGATTACATTGTACGTGAGATTGCTAAGAGCATGGACCTTGACCCTGACAAGGTGACTAACTCTATGCAGGATGCAGCTATCCAAGCAGAGATTCTCAAAGGCTTCGCACAGCCTGCACAAGCCCCACAGGGCGCTCCTATGGAAGGTCAGGAGGGTCAGGCCCCTGCAGAGCCAGCAGCTAACCCACAGGACCAGACAGGCGCTGGTGGAGGCACTATCGGTACTGGGGTAGCACCAACACCCGGTGAGCAAGGATTCTCTGGCAATGTCGCTTAAAGCATTCGTAAATGATAAAGCACAGTGGGATGCTTTCTGTGATGAGCTAGATGTTTGGATTGCTGAACAGCACAAGAACCTAGAGCAAGCAGAGCATTCTATTGATGTACACAGGGCGCAAGGTTCTATCGCAACACTACGCAGACTAAAATACTTGAGGGATAAAGTTAATGGCGTTAAATGAAAAGCAACAAACAGAGGCTGTGTTTAAGTCTATGCGTACAGATGTTGACCCTGTTAGCGGTAATGAAGTACCTCCTGGATCACTCCCTGAAGAAGTGCGTGATGATATTCCTGCTATGCTGAGTGAAGGTGAGTATGTTGTACCTGCTGACGTTCTGCGTTTCTATGGTATGAAGTTCTTTGAAGACCTACGTACCCAAGCTAAGATGGGCCTAGCTGATATGGAAGCCAATGGTCGCATTGGTGGTGAGCCTGTTGAAGGTCCAGCAATGGGTGCAGATGAAGAGCTTACACCTGAAGAGCAGGCTGAGATTGAGGCTATGGTTATGGCTGTAGGCGGCTACGTACCACAAGGTAACGGTATGCAACAGCAGAACCAGCAGCCAAACAATCAGCAAACAATGCAGATCGACCCATACGCCCAGCAACAAAACCTGTACAAGACAGACGATACAAATCAGCCTCAAGTAGGCTTTAGTGAAGGCGGTGTACCTACGGATACACAGGTAGATCCTTCTAACTACGCCACTAGGTTTGCTCCAGGGTTCACCTTTTTAGAGGGTGCTAATGCAGCAGAGTTCAGCATTGCAACTCTTTATGGCCCGAATGGGGAGGTAGTAACTCTTACTCTTCCTGCAGACCAAGCAAAGTATGATGCCCTACTAGAAGAGGGTTACTCTCCTGACCCAGCAGCAGCGACATCTGTATCTGCAGACACCTCTGTTGGCGAAAACGACAGCAGCCCTGAAGATAATTATGCCGTTGATGAAGAAACGTTATCTAATCCTTCTTTTGATGTATACTCCATTGATAGCAAAGACCTAGCTTCCACTGCTGCTAGACTAGACACCCTACATAGAGGTGCTAAAGCCTTTTCTGCTTTAATTCCTGGTATAGCGGGTGCCGCGATTATGACGGGTGTAAGTGCTAGATTTAATGACGTTATTGAGCGCATGGAAGAAGAAGGTATCAAGCATGACTACGAAAGAAAGTCTAACATCTTTGGTGGTGAAAGTAGTTTGTATGGCGGGCTTAAAGATACAGATAATAGCGGTACAGTAGGCTTTGGCGATACTTGGCTAGGAGACATGCTAGGTTTTGACGGAAAGTTTGGCGTTCAAGGTGTAAGTTTAACAGAGTCTAGACAGGGCGCTAGACGTACCACATCTACTGGGAACGCTGGCATTAATACAGCTACAGATATGAGTCCAGCGCAAGTCCAAGCAGGACAAGACAATGCAGATAGGGGTGACGATAGAGACACTAGTTGGTCTGGCGGATCGGTAGCATCTAATAAAAGCAAACCTGATTCAAAGAGTAGCTCATCTCAGGCGCGATCCGCTGCGAAAAAAGCAGCCGATAAACTGGGTACAAAATTGGCTACAGGCGGCAAATAATAACACCGAAGCAAAACTACAATAACTATAAGGCTACCCAGCAATAATGCTGGCCCCACATAAAAGGACTACAACATGTCAGAAGCACAACTAATCAAAACAGACTCCCTGTCACATGAGCGCAACGCTAAGCGTGTAGCACGAGATGAGGCAGAACTAAAGGAACTACTACAGCAAGCAGGTGTTATTGATACACCAGAAGAGCAAGTTGAAGAAGTAGAGACGGAGGAGCCTGTAGTTGAGGCAGAACCTGTACAGGAACGTAAAGCTGAAGTAGAGGTTACACAAGAAAAGCCTGAACATGAGACGGAAGAACCTGAGCTATCTACTGAAGAGAAGAGCTTCAAGAAACGCTACTCTGATATTCGTCGGCACATGCAAGACAAAGAGCAAGAGTGGAAAATTAAGTTCGAGAAGCTAGAACAGCAACTGAATGCTGCAGCTAAGAACGAGCTTGTACTGCCTAAGTCTAACGATGATGTAGAAGCTTGGGCTAAACAGTACCCTGATGTAGCGGGTATTGTAGAGGCCATTGCTGATCGTAAGGCACAGGAACGTTCTGCTGACCTAGACGGACGCCTAAAAGAGATCGAAGAGCTACGCACTACAGCTAAGCGTGAGAAAGCTGAAGCTGAACTGGCGGCACTACACCCTGACTTCAATGACATCCGTAAAGATGATGCATTCCATAAGTGGGCAGAAGTACAGCCTAAGTGGGTACAAGATGCTTTGTACGAGAACGTAGAGGACGCTAAGTCTGTAGCTCGTGTGATTGACTTGTATAAAGTTGATAACGGTATCACCAAGAAGAAGTCTAGCTTGTCTGACAAGGGTGCCGCTGCTTCTGTAACGACTAAACGTACTACTTCACCTAACCATGAAGAGTCGTCTAACTACCTAAGTGAATCAAAGGTAGCTAAGATGTCCATGAAGGAGTACGAGAAACGCGCTGAGGAAATCTTTGAAGCCCAGCGCCAAGGCAAGTTTATTTATGATATGTCAAAGAAATAACTTGACATAATTTACTTCATAAGTAAAACTATGGCATGTACACAATAACTAAGTGTGTATGCTTTTAACTAAGCACTAGCCACCTCAAAAGAACTACCCAAAAGTTAAGGCCCAGCGCACAGCAGGACGGCCATCCTGACATGCAATGCTGACTACCCTTACACGACTGGCCTCTTTCAAGTGGGTATGTAGTGTCTATCTTCACGCCATATCTTTGAAAGGAAATCATCATGGCTATTACATCCGCATCGGGTGGGTTTGACGGGAACTTCTCCCCTATTATCTACTCCAAGCAGGCACAGATTGCTCTTCGCAAAACTGCCGTCACTAACGCAATCACCAACAACTCCTATTTTGGTGACATTGCAAACCAAGGCGACACAGTTCGCATCCAAAAAGAGCCAGACGTTACCGTCAACGCTCTTCAGCGTCACACTGCTATCTCCGTAGAGAAGCTTGACGACACTGACTTCTCGTTGACCATCGACAAAGCAAACTACTTTGCATTCAAGATGGACGACATTGAAGAGCAGTTCTCACATGTTGACTTCACATCTTTGGCTGCTGATCGCGCTGCCTATAAGATGGCTGACTCCATGGACGCTGACGTAATGTCTTACCTGTCTGGTCACACAGCTGCTGGTGAGTTCATTACAACTACTTCTGGTGATGCACAAGGTACTTCTGGTTTGACTGGTGAATTGTTCACTGCTAACCACCTTGACGCAACTGACTTTGGTAACCTGACCATTGCTGGTTCTGCTACTGCAGGTGACTCCGTGCCACTGGCACCACGTCTCCCAGGCGCAACAGCATTGTCTGCTACAACTGTTTCCCCTTTGACTGTACTTGCACGTATGGCTCGTAAGATGGACACAGCAAACGTAGACGCTCGTGGTCGTTGGGTTGTTCTTGATCCAGTATTCGTAGAGATGCTGAAAGATGAAGACTCCCGTATGCTTAACGGCGACTTCGGCGGTGCTGGTCTCCAGAACGGTCTTGTCATGAACAACATCCATGGCTTCCGTGTTTATGTATCCAACAACTTGCCTGCTAAAGGTACTGGTGCTGGTACATCTGGTACAACTGCTCAGAATGACAACTACGGTGTTATCGTAGCTGGTCAGGAAGACGCTGTTGCATCTGCTGAGCAGATCAACAAGGTTGAGAACTACCGTGACCCAGATAGCTTCGCTGATATCGTTCGTGGTATGCACCTCTATGGCCGCAAAGTACTGCGCCCAGAGGCACTTATCACAACACGTTACAACGCTGCTTAATAACACAAAGTCTGTCGGGCTGGCCTCTTAGGGGGCTGGCCCTTCAGCTTACTTAACGGTAGGATAACTCTATGGCTACTTATGTATCTCTAGTTAACGAATTGCTAAGACGTTTGAACGAAGTCCCCCTTGATATTGCGGGTGATGGCTTTGACACTGTGCGTAACGTCCAAGCGCTCGCTAAAGATGCAATCAACAGTAGTGTTAGACTTATTCTGCAAGACGGTCAAGAGTGGCCGTTCCTAAAGACTGTATATACACAGCCACTTACTGCAGGTACACGACAGTATAACTTCCCTGCAGACTACTCCAGCGTAGACTGGGACACGTTCTACATCAAGCAACTTGCTTCTGAGAACAACGGCCCAGGTCGCTTGAAGCCTATCCCTTATGAGGCGTACATCCAGAACTACCGTACTGCTGATGATACAGGCGATACAGTAAATGGTGATGATGCACCTACTGTTGTATACCAGACATTCGGGAATGACTTCGGTGTTACTCCTGTGCCTAACGCAGCGTATGAAGTAGAGTATGTCTACTGGTCCTACCCTGCTGATATGTCCTTGTATGACGATGTGTGTATCATTCCTGCCCGCTTCAATCATGTAATCATTGATGGTGC